TGGCTCATTACAGGAGATATTATTCTGTAGCCCCTATTACCACTGTGACGGGAGGTGAGGTAACTGGATTCACTGTTGCCTCCGGCTATTCTTCCCATCCTTCTGCACCCGCAGTTACTGATATACATGGATTTATTCCGTGGAATGGTAGGGCAGAATCGCCAGTCGATTCGGGGCAGTATGTTCGATATAGACTTGGTGGTGCCGGATATGAAGGAGAGTGCCCAGCCGGGGCACTCCGATGGTATTGGGTAAATGGCGGCGGAGAAACTGATATAATTGGGTATAGGTTACTGTCGCCATGAAACACCTCCCAGCCCGCGATGCTCTAAATTCCTATCGCCAGCAATCTCCTGATTGGGTTGGGGAGCAGGCAAAAGATTTTCTTAGCCTATCCCAAGCCGAGCAAGCTGAATTGCTGTTCTACATGGTAATTCATTTGACCCAGGCATTAGCCAAAGTAGGCGATGAGGTTGATGTTGAGATTATTGAACTCGGGAGTAGCGAGGCCAGAAACTAATGGCCTTGGAAATGAAAGGTATCCATAGTTCTCACATATCTGAAGGCGGGTATGATCCGGATACCAGAGAACTCCACATCCAATATGACAAAGGTAAATACTCGGTCTATAAAGAAGTTCCTCCCGATGTTGCCCATGATGTATTAAACTCATGGTCAGTTGGGCAGGCGCTTCATAAAATGGTGAAGGGGGTTTTTGAGCATGAGTACCGCTGATGCCATGGCCTAAAACGACAACTGATGAATATGGCGTAGAGCATTACGAGCGAGAGCCAACTGAGGAAGAATATAACGAACGGGCGATGTATTATGCTCGGCTAGGAGATTTTTCTGCCGCATTCTGGCTCATGCAGCCAGCGTATTCCATGGCTTGTTTTAGGGCGATAAAAAATGGCTGAGCCATCCGATCACTTCTCTGCCATGGCAGAGAGAATCAAGCGCAATGACCCCAAGGAATTTGCCGGTGGCTATGTTATTCTAAGCCCCTCTGGAACTGTGGTATCACAGATGTTCGTGAATCCAGTTGGCGATGAAGCTGCATTCTGGGGGTTCATAGCTGCTGCTGTTCAAACTGCTGGGGCTGAAGCTGTGCAGAAGCTAGAAACTGCTCAAGGGTTCAATCGGGGTATGGTGAGACGGTGAGGGTATTGATTTGCGGAGGCAGGGATTTTGTAGATCGCCTTAAGCTAGAAAAATTCCTAGATGATAGATTTGGTTGTGCTGGTCATCCCGACGAGCGGCGGCCAGTCAGTTTCATAGCTGGCGGGGCCCGAGGCGCAGACACATTGGCTTACGACTGGGCTTGCTCTCGCGGATGGTGGACTGATGTATATAGAGCGGACTGGGATAGGTATGGTAAGGCCGCTGGCGCTATCCGAAACCAAAGGATGCTCGATGAAGGTAAGCCCGATTTAGTCGTAGCATTCCCAGGCGGGACCGGGACTGCCGATATGGTGAAGAGAGCAGAACTGGCGGGAGTAAAAGTAGTTAAGTTGTAGGGGTTATAGGGTGGAAGACGAGACCGATATTTGGTCTCCGGATAAAATAAAATTATTCCGGGGCGAGTTTTTAGATTTTCTCAGCCATTGCTACATCAATAGCAAGGATGGCGGTGTCGCTTGTCTTGGCAAGAACGTCTATGGCTCCCAGACCAGAATGCTGGATAGCATCTTTGATGGTCTGGCTGATGGCGTCCACGATTTTAAATATCTCAAAAGCCGTCAATTGGGATGCTCGACTTTTGCCAGAGCATTTGCGCTCTTTTGGCTAGGCGTCCACGATGGTCTTCGTGGCGCACTCGTACTCGATGACGATAAAAACAAAGAAGCGGCCCGGCGCGAAATAGAATCCATGATCAGGAACCTTCCTGACCATATAAAATTCCCTCGCATTAAAATCTCCAATCGCTACGGCATTATTCTCGATAATGATTCCGCGCTGTATTTTTTCTCCGCTGGCACAAAGAAGGGCAAGGCGAGTGGTGGCGGGCTAGGTCGTTCGACAGGTTTGAACTTCGCCATCTGTTCGGAAATGTGCCGCTGGGCTGACCCGCTGGTGGTGGATTCATTTAAGCCTACTCTCTCGAAGACATTCCCCAATCGCCTTTACATTTGGGAAAGCCCCCTGGCTTTAGATACGCCACTGTTGACTCCTAATGGGTGGACCACAATCGGCGCGGTCGAAGTCGGAGATTTTGTATTTGATGAGAATGGTCAGCCTACGGAAGTTGTTGGCCTCAGTCCAATTTTTGAAGGGCACCGCTGTTTTGAGATAGCGTTTGATACCGGGGAGAAGATTATTTCTGATGCCGCCCATAAGTGGCAGGTTGAGAGAATGGGTTCGTCTTGCTCTAGATGGAGTACTAAAGTTGTTACTACAGAACAGCTCGATCCCGCGCGCGATAGGATTTGGTTAGGCGATCCGGTCGAAGGAATAGACCGTGAATTACCGCTCCATCCGTATTTTCTTGGCGCATGGTTAGGTGACGGACACAACGAAGCCGTTCGGCTAACGTGTGGCGAAAACGACATGCAGGAAATGCGCGATAATCTGAAGAGACGCGGCGTAGAAATTGGGCCTGTAACAAAATTTAAGGGAAGGGGTGGCGGTGTATTTGGCATTCACGGTCTTATGCCGCTATTCAGGGAATTAAACCTGATAAATAATAAGCATATTCCTGAAGAATATTTGCGCGCCACGGTTGACGATAGGCTGGAGTTACTACGTGGGCTCATGGATACGGATGGATCAATTGTTAAGCAGGGGCACTGTCAGTTTACAAACTCATGCGTTCCGCTCATCAGCGGGTTCTGTGAACTATTGTCATCTCTAGGCATTCGTTATCATATTAATTGGGTACACCACGGAAATAAAATATTTCCGAACGGAAAATCATACGAGTGTAAGTCCTATGCCATGGTTGGGTTTATGCCGCCTGATGGGATGGATATTTTTTCTCTGAAGAGAAAATTGGATCGTCAGATAGCGGGCTCTAAGCGGAGACCTCGGCGCAATCGCGTCGCTCGAATCCTCTCTATAAAAGAGGTTTCTAGTGTCCCGGTAAAATGTATCTCGGTTGACACGCCGACACATCTCTTCAAGGTTGGGCGCACACTAATTCCAACCCACAATACCGCTCTTGGCCCCAATCTTTGGCAGGATATGTGGGAAGAAGCTCAGGCTGATGACCTTACTCAGCGCGCAGTGTTTTTGGGCTGGTGGTCTCGTAACGATCAGCGGCTTAAAAAAGGTTCGCCGCTCTATAATAAATACGCAGCGGAACCACTGACAGAGCGTGAACTAGAGCGCATCGCCAAAGTCAAAGAACTCTATGATGTCGATATCGACATGGAACAGGTTGCTTGGTTTAGGCAGCAGGTTGACCCTTCCAAAGCTCTTGAAGATGATGAGCAGGAAGACCCGTCAAAGACTCAGGAACAGCCTTGGACAGAATTTGAAGCGTTCCAGATCACTGGCTCGCAATTTTTCTCGCCAACAAAACTGACGCAGGTTATGTCAACGCAAGTCAGTGCTGATTTCCAGTCGTATAAGTTTTACTACGGCACGGATTTTTTCCACACCAGAATTGAGAAAGCCCGCTCTCTCCGCGAGACTCAACTTAAAATCTGGCAAGAGCCTGTCAGTGATGCGACGTATGTCATCACAGCAGACCCGGCATTTGGGCACAATCCGGAAAATAATAATTCAGCTATCCAGGTGTTACGCTGTTATGCTGACTGTGTAGAACAAGTCGCTGAATTTGCCGACGCTGAGACTCCGACTGATCAGTTCGCGTTTGTTATCGCCGCGCTCTGCGCCTATTACGGAGTAGGCCCCAACTTCACCTACAAGAATACGATTGAGCTTATCATTGAAATTAATGGTCCTGGCGAAGCTGTTCTGAATGCTTTCAAGGCGCTTAAAAATGTAGTCGAAGCTCCTCATATGAGGACTGAGGCAACTGACAGGGGTGTGAAAAATATCTTCCAGAATGTGCGTAGTTATATATATCAAAGATCAGATTCCTATACGCAGGGAAATTCTCTACAGTGGAAGACCACTCCGCAGTTGAAAGAAGCCATTTTTTATCGCCTCAGAGACTTTGTTAATTCAGACACACTGATTATTCGTTCCCAAGCCGTTCTTCTGGAGATGCAATCTATTATCCGCGACGGCGAAACTATTGGCGCTCCAGGTATGAAGCGTGATGATAGAACTTTTGCCTTGGCTATGGGTATTCGTGCTTGGGAAGATAGACTCCGCAGGAGAATGCTACAGGAAGGCTATACGCGGCAGAGAGACGAGGAAAAGCGTAAGGTTTCTCCTGCCGATAAATTCCAAATCTTCAACCGCAATCAAATCGAGTCGATGTTTGTGCGTAACCGCATAGCAAGGCTTAACCAAATGCGGCAACAGCGGTATCGTAGCTGGCATCGCTAACGGGCTGGGTAATATGGAAGTTGAAGAGGTCAGTTCCGAACTCAGCATAACTGTTGAGTCCGAGCAAAAACTTCTCGGCGCTATCCTCATCTATCCGGAACTGATAGACCGGATAGGAGGAAGCTTATCCGAGAAAGATTTCTACGATCCGCTACATCAAAGAATGTACGCGGCGATAAATAAGCTCCATGGTGACGGAACCACTGTCAGTCCAATCGCGCTTAATGTTGCGATGCGGGATGACTCCGGATTGAAAGAGTTGGGCGGTCATAAATATTTGGCTGCTATTTGTGGCGCTGCACCGTCGAAGCCTTCTGCTCTAAGCCTCATCAAGCCGGTCAAGGAATTTCAAACCCGCAGGGCGTTGAAAAATATCGCGGACGAACTCAGCACTGACAGCAGTTCATCCGAATTTACGGTTCAGGAACTCATCGAGAAGACTGAAGGCTGTCTTTACCGGGTAGCTGACAGATCAACTTACGGGGACCGTCAGGTTAGCTTTTCTGAAGCTATAAAACTCGCAACTGACGAAGCGACTAAGGCTCAAGATGCAGGTGGTAAAATTACAGGTCTCTCTACTGGACTGATAGACCTGGATAATCTTTTGGGCGGGTTACAAAATTCAGACCTGATTATTCTTGCCGCCAGACCCGCTATGGGTAAGAGCGCCCTCGCTGGGAATATTGCGTTCCATGCTGCTAATCATTCTCACCCAGTACAATTTTTCTCCCTAGAAATGTCCACTTCCCAAGTTTCCAATCGGATACTATCTGATCAGACAGGTATCGAACTCTGGAGAATCCGAAATGGACAGATGCGACCTGAAGAGTGGGAAGATTATGTCCTTACTGGTCGAAAACTGGATACCCTGCCTCTTTATATTGACGATACTGGGGGGCTTTCTCTGGCTCAGTTAGCGTCGAGAGCTAGGCGAGCTAAGCGGGAAAATAAAATCGAGCTTATTGTCATTGACTATTTGCAACTGATGAGCGGGACGAGGAAAGATGGCAACCGTGTTCAGGAGATCACTGAGATTACCAAAGGACTCAAGGCTCTCGCCAAAGAACTCCAGGTTCCTATTCTGGCTCTGTCTCAGCTTAGTCGTGGCGTTGATAGCCGGGATGATAAGCGGCCCGTACTTAGCGATCTTCGTGAGTCTGGATCGATAGAGCAAGATGCGGACGTTGTAATATTTGTATTTCGCCAAGAATATTACACAGCTTCGCGAGAGCCAGATATTGGCGATGTTGAGGCCTACGGCAAATGGCAGAAGTCCATGGAGCGGTGTCATGGCCGTGCCGATCTCCTAGTCGAGAAGCATCGGCACGGAGCTACGAACGCGGTCCATGTGGCTTTTGATGCGAAGTTTACGAGGTTCAAGAATTTGGAGAGTTGACGCGATGGTGAGTGCTACTCACACTTCGACTTGCTCATCGTGAACCGCAGCGCACCTAGAAGTGGGCATAGCCCAATTAAGCAGTTAAGCCCTAGATGATGCTGTTCACGCGCACTTTTGTCCGCTGACGTGCTACTCAGCTTACCGCGTCCAGTCTAATATAGCGTGGTGCCGGTTCCTTTGCCTATGGCATTTTGACGCAGCTAAATGTAGGCTGTCCAAAAGGTTGAGGGACCAGATATGGCACTGAAAAGCCGCACATGGGGTTGTCCAGATTGTGACGGGCAATTTACCACGATCATGGACGACCGCGACGGACCCCCTAAATTCTGTCAGTTGTGCGGGTCCGACATGTCCGCTGACTCCGAGCCGGTCCCCAATTTTAGCCGCATAAGTAAGCCGCAGAATCAGACCATGGATCGTGTCTATCGGCAACTCGAAGCCTCTAGTTATGCGCGGGCTGAACAGGCGGCGTCCATGATGAATGTTCCGGTCTCGGAAATGTCCAACATTAAAATGACAGATATGCGAGACAATCTCCGAGAGGGGGACATATCCGCGAAAATGCCCACCCCGGCTGCAACGCCCTCCGCGCCACCCCAAAATCTCATGGCTGGTCAAGCCGGTCTCGCAACCGCAGCAATGATCAAATCTCAGGGGGGCTCAGTCGGTCAGTCAGTCATGGATGGGTTCCGCAAAGACCACTCCATGAGGGCCGCTCAGATGATGCGCAACGGCGAAATGGGCCGGGCCAAGGCTAGTAGCTAATGATTCTGCCTGGGGGACAAAAGGAACTTGTTAAGTTTGCGCTCGACCAAATCGCAAACTGTAAGATATCCCAAGGTATGCGTTCTGCCGCCTATAAGCAGTACGCGCAATGGGTAGAGACAGGCAGGCAGAGCGGCGGGCTAGCGCTCGCTAACATGCTCTATAGTCACGTAGATCGCCTCCACAGCCATTTATTTTCGCCCACCGACCTTCGTTTCACTATCGACTACGAGACTCACTACGAGTCCAAAGAACTCCAGATGGCTGAGATGGCCGGGCGGGTTCTAACCCGTGAGTGGGAAAGACGAAATATTGATACCGTCTTTGCCACTGGGGTTAGAGAAGCCTTAGTCTATGGGTCCTGCCCGATAAAAATTCTCGCCAATGGCGACGGCGAATCAGACCCGCAGCTTTCCGCCCGCCTTGTCATGCCATGGACTTTCGGCGTGGCAAATGAGGGTGTCACTGAGATTGAGGATCAGGAAGCTGTCTGTGAGACAGTATTCCTCAATAAAGCCGAGGTTTGGCGGCGCATAGCCCACCTCCCAGACGCGGATAAATTATTTCAGCGAATCATCACGGGATCGAATAAGGCCGAGGGTGACGGAACCCCTAATAGTTTCTTCCATCAAGTCCTCTCTACGATGGCTCTGGATACCCAGATGACATCGGCTTCGAGCCAAGTTCCTGGCGGCATAGTCCAACTGACATCGGGGCCTAGCTACGGGATCATGACGGCGCAGATTGGCGTCGAAATCTTCCCGATGCATGAGCTTTGGGTGAAAAACGATGAGACCAATGATTATACCACGATCCAGATTTTTGACCCGGATATTTTGGTAGCGCCGCAGTTTGCGAAGAAAAATCTTCTTTGCCCTGGAGCGCTTCCCTATCGAATGATTCGCCCGAACGACACCTCCCAGTATTTCTGGGGCCGGTCAGAGTTGGTCGATTTGATGATGCTCCAGCAACTTCTCACCACCACTATGGATGATATGAGAAGGATCATGGGCAATCAGTTTGATAAGTTACTAGCCTTTGGCGGCGACGGACTGACGGATGAAAATTATGCCCAGTTCCGCGCCCAAGGTTATACCAATCTTGGTCAGGGCGGCAGCGTTACCGATCTGACACCTAAGATGCCGCCAGAAGCGTTCCAGTTCATCAGCCTCATCGAGACTATGATGGAGAAGATTGCCGGGTTTTCCAATGTGTTATCTGGCAAGGGTGAAGCTGGCGTCAGGGCCGGAAATCACGCGGAGATGCTGATGAAAACAGCCTCTCCCAGACTCCGCGATAGATCGCTATTAGTCGAACGTCAGTGCGCGTCTTTTGCGGATTTAACTCTCACTGTCATGGAAGCCAAGGAAGGTAAGGCTTTCTGGACGGAGAAGGATAAATCCCCCGGCGGAGAATTTTTACTCTCCCAGCTTCCTGATGACAGGCGCGTCATGGTCGATAGCCATTCTTCCTCGCCCATCTATCAAGATGATCACGTTCAGATGCTGGCGTTCGCGCTGAAATCAGGAATTATTGGCGGGGATACGTTCATTGAAATGGGGCCACTACCCAACAAGGACGCTCTGATACAGAGGTATCGGGAGATACAGGCGGCCCAGCAGAAAGCGAAGGAAGAGGAACAGAAAAAGGACCTAGCGGAAGCGGAAATTAAACATTCCGGGAAGAAATAATCCTTCTCCTAGGCAGCTTTGTTATGTGGTTCCAAGTGAGTCCGTTCTTTATGCCGCAAACCGTACCCTGTGCCACCCCATAGTCGCGCGCTATTTTTCGAGTTGGTCTTGGGTCTGAGAAAATGGCCATAACCTCGCGTTCCTTAAGAACGGCCATATTATTCTTTGTGCCAACTACGTATCGCCATCTCTCTGATGCGTCTCTG